TATTCACCAACAGGCACTCTGATTAATATTTCTAAATTGGAAGAGTATTTGATCAGAAAGCATAAAAAATGGTATTAGGAGGATATTAAATGAGCAACATTTATAAAAGCTACCTATTAGCAGTACTGTGCTTCACAGTCTTAGCGATTGTACTTATGCCATTGCTGTACTTCACTACAGCATGGTCAATTGCAGGGTTCGCAAGTATAGCGACATTCATATTTTATAAGGAATACTTTTATGAAGAATAAAAAAACTGCTACTTGTTGGAGCAAGTAACAGTATCAAACACTTAAGAAAAAATTCATGTTCAATATAAAACGAAAAACGGAGGAAGTCAAGATGTATTACGAAATAGGCGAAATCATACGCAAAAATATTCATGTTAACGGATTCGATTTTAAGCTATTCATTTTAAAAGGTCATATGGGCATATCAATACAAGTTAAAGATATGAACAACGTACCAATTAAACATGCTTATGTCGTAGATGAGAATGACTTAGATATGGCATCAGACTTATTCAACCAAGCAATAGATGAATGGATTGAAGAGAACACAGACGAACAGGACAGACTAATTAACTTAGTCATGAAATGGTAGGAGGTCGCTATGAAGCAGACTGTAACTTACATCATCCGTCATAGGGATATGCCAATTTATATAACTAACAAACCAACTGATAACAATTCAGATGTTAGTTACTCCACAAATAGAAATAGAGCTAGGGAGTTTAACGGTATGGAAGAAGCGAGTATCAATATGGATTATCACAAAGCAATCAAGAAAACAGTGACAGAAACTATTGAGTACGAGGAGGTAGAACATGACTGAGGAAAAACAAGAACCACAAGAAAAAGTAAGCATACTCAAAAAACTAAAGATAAATAATATCGCTGAGAAAAATAAAAGGAAATTCTATAAATTTGCAGTATACGGAAAAATTGGCTCAGGAAAAACCACGTTTGCTACAAGAGATAAAGACGCTTTCGTCATTGACATTAACGAAGGTGGAACAACGGTTACTGACGAAGGATCAGACGTAGAAATCGAGAACTATCAACACTTTGTTTATGTTGTAAATTTTTTACCTCAAATTTTACAGGAGATGAGAGAAAACGGACAAGAAATCAATGTTGTAGTTATTGAAACTATTCAAAAACTTAGAGATATGACATTGAATGATGTGATGAAAAATAAGTCTAAAAAACCAACGTTTAATGATTGGGGAGAAGTTGCTGAACGAATTGTCAGTATGTACAGATTAATAGGAAAACTTCAAGAAGAATACAAATTCCACTTTGTTATTACAGGTCATGAAGGTATCAACAAAGATAAAGATGATGAAGGTAGCACTATCAACCCTACTATCACTATTGAAGCGCAAGAACAAATTAAAAAAGCTATTACTTCTCAAAGTGATGTGTTAGCTAGGGCAATGATTGAAGAATTTGATGATAACGGAGAAAAGAAAGCTAGATATATTCTAAACGCTGAACCTTCTAATACGTTTGAAACAAAGATTAGACATTCACCTTCAATAACAATTAACAATAAGAAATTTGCAAATCCTAGCATTACGGACGTAGTAGAAGCAATTAGAAATGGAAACTAAAAATTAATTAAAAGGACGGTATTTAATTATGAAAATCACAGGACAAGCGCAATTTACTAAAGAAACAAATCAAGAAAAGTTTTATAACGGCTCAGCAGGGTTTCAAGCTGGAGAATTCACAGTGAAAGTTAAAAATATTGAATTCAATGATAGAGAAAATAGATATTTCACAATCGTATTTGAAAATGATGAAGGCAAACAATATAAACATAATCAATTTGTACCGCCGTATAAATATGATTTCCAAGAAAAACAATTGATTGAATTAGTTACTCGATTAGGTATTAAGTTAAATCTTCCTAGCTTAGATTTTGATACCAATGATCTTATTGGTAAGTTTTGTCACTTGGTATTGAAATGGAAATTCAATGAAGATGAAGGTAAGTATTTTACGGATTTTTCATTTATTAAACCTTACAAAAAGGGCGATGATGTTGTTAACAAACCTATTCCGAAGACAGATAAGCAAAAAGCTGAAGAAAATAACGGGGCACAACAACAAACATCAATGTCTCAACAAAGCAATCCATTTGAAAGCAGTGGCCAATTTGGATATGACGACCAAGATTTAGCGTTTTAAGGTGTGGTTTAAATGCAATACATTACAAGATACCAGAAAGACAATGACGGCACTTATTCCGTCGTTGCTACTGGTGTTGAACTTGAACAAAGTCACATTGATTTACTAGAAAACGGATATCCGCTAAAAGCAGAAGTAGAGGTTCCGGACAATAAAAAACTATCTATAGAACAACGCAAAAAAATATTCGCAATGTGTAGAGATATAGAACTTCACTGGGGCGAACCAGTAGAATCAACTAGAAAATTATTACAAACAGAATTGGAAATTATGAAAGGTTATGAAGAAATCAGTCTGCGTGACTGTTCTATGAAAGTTGCAAGGGAGTTAATAGAACTGATTATAGCGTTTATGTTTCATCATCAAATACCTATGAGCATAGAAACAAGCAAGTTGTTAAGTGAAGATAAAGCACTATTGTATTGGGCTACAATCAACCGCAACTGTGTAATTTGTGGAAAGCCTCACGCAGACCTAGCGCATTATGAAGCAGTCGGCAGAGGCATGAACAGAAATAAGATGAATCGCTATGACAAACACGTATTAGCGTTATGTCGCGAACATCATAACCAGCAACATGCGATTGGCGTTAAGTCGTTTAATGATAAATATCACTTGCATGACTCGTGGATAAAAGTTGATGAGAGGCTCAATAAAATGCTGAAAGGAGAGAAAAAGGAATGAATAGACTAAGAATAATAAAAATAGCACTCCTAATCGTCATCTTGGTGGAAGAGATTAGAAGCGCTAAAAAAATTAAAAAATTTACCCCTGAGGATTCTAAAGGTTTTCCTGATATAACAAAAGATTCAATAAAAGAACCTAAATAAAAATATTATGGTTGATAAAATCCCATTGTTCTTTTGTTAACCACCCTTGTTTGTTATTGACTATTTCTGTAACAAACAGCTTATCTCCAGAATCGAGATAAGGTTTCAACTTTTCTATCATTTCTGAAGTTGATAAAGAAGAACGGAATAAAAATGAAGATTTCCAATAATTGCAATGACCATTAGAAATTTCCTTTTTTATAACATTTCTCAATTCCTCATATTTTTGTCCGGGTGAGTTTAAATCATATGTTAACATATAAGGTTTTTCCATATTTTATTCACCCCCAATCTAACGCAGTAGCGATAACAAAATTATACCAGAAAGGAGATAACGAAATGGCAACATTTAGAGTTTACAAAGAATCAGGTAACTTTGTCACAGTACACAAAGATTTTATACATGATTCTAATATAAGTTGGAAGGCTAAAGGTATTCTACTTTATTTGTTAAGTCGACCTGATAACTGGCAAATTTACGAAACAGAACTAGAGCAACATTCAACTGATGGACTTAGCGGTTTAAAGAGTGGAATCAAGGAACTGGAAGAAATTGGATACATTCAACGTAGTAGAAAACGTGATAAAAGTGGTAGGTTAAATGGTTATGAGTACTTAGTATATGAGCAACCGCACCACATTCGATTTTCCAACGTTGGAAAAACCGTTAACGGTAAAACCAACAATGGAAAAACCGTTAATGGTAAATCGCATACTACTAATAATAATAGTACTAATAATGATTTAACTAATAATAACAATACTAATAATGAAGGAAGTATATTGTCGGGCAACCCGACGGTGTCTTCCATTCCCTATAAAGAAATTATCGAATACTTAAATAAAAAAGCAGGAAAGCATTTTAAACATAATACAGCTAAAACAAAAGATTTTATTAAAGCAAGATGGAATCAAGATTTTAGGTTGGAGGATTTTAAAAAGGTGATTGATATCAAAACAGCTGAATGGTTAAACACGGATAGCGATAAATACCTTAGACCAGAAACACTTTTTGGCAGTAAATTTGAGGGGTACCTCAATCAAAAAATACAACCAACTGGCACGGATCAATTGGAACGCATGAAGTACGACGAAAGTTATTGGGATTAGGGGGATATTATGAAACCACTATTCAGCGAAAAGATAAACGAAAGCTTGAAAAAATATCAACCTACTCATGTCGAAAAAGGATTGAAATGTGAGAGATGTGGAAGTGAATACGACTTATATAAGTTTGCTCCTACTAAAAAACACCCGAATGGTTACGAGTATAAAGACGGTTGCAAATGTGAAATCTATGAGGAATATAAGCGAAACAAGCAACGGAAGATAAACAACATATTCAATCAATCAAACGTTAATCCGTCTTTAAGAGATGCAACAGTCAAAAACTACAAGCCACAAAATGAAAAACAAGTACACGCTAAACAAACAGCAATAGAGTACGTACAAGGCTTCTCTACAAAAGAACCAAAATCATTAATATTGCAAGGTTCATACGGAACTGGTAAAAGCCACCTAGCATACGCTATCGCAAAAGCAGTCAAAGCTAAAGGGCATACGGTTGCTTTTATGCACATACCAATGTTGATGGATCGTATCAAAGCGACATACAACAAAAATGCAGTAGAGACTACAGACGAGTTAGTCAGATTGTTAAGCGATATTGATTTACTTGTACTAGATGATATGGGTGTAGAGAACACAGAACATACTTTAAACAAACTTTTCAGCATTGTTGATAACAGAGTAGGTAAAAACAACATCTTTACAACTAACTTTAGTGATAAAGAACTAAATCAAAATATGAACTGGCAACGTATCAATTCAAGAATGAAACACAATGCAAGAAAAGTAAGAGTAATCGGAGACGATTTCAGGGAGCGAGACGCATGGTAACCAAAGAATTTTTGAAAATTAAACTTGAGTGTTCAGATATGTACGCTCAGAAACTCATAGACGAGGCACAGGGCGATGAAAATAAGTTATATGACCTATTTATCCAAAAACTTGCAGAACGTCACACACGCCCCGCTATCGTCGAATATTAAGGAGTGTTAAAAATGCCGAAAGAAAAATATTACTTATACCGAGAAGATGGCACAGAAGATATTAAGGTCATCAAGTATAAAGACAACGTAAATGAAGTTTATTCGCTCACAGGAGCCCATTTCAGCGACGAAAAGAAAATTATGACTGATAGTGACCTAAAACGATTCAAGGGCGCTCACGGGCTTCTATATGAGCAAGAGCTAGGTTTACAAGCAACGATATTTGATATTTAGAGGTGGATGATGAGTAAATACAACGCTAAGAAAGTTGAGTACAAAGGAATTGTATTTGATAGCAAAGTAGAATGTGAATATTACCAATATTTAGAAAGTAATATGAATGGCACTAACTATGATCGTATCGAAATACAACCGAAATTTGAATTACAACAGAAATTTGGGAAACAAAGACCGATTACGTATATAGCCGATTTCTCTTTGTGGAAGGAAGGGAAACTGGTTGAAGTTATAGACGTTAAAGGTAAGGCGACTGAAGTTGCCAACATCAAAGCGAAGATATTCAGATATCAGTATAGAGATGTGAATTTAACGTGGATATGTAAAGCGCCTAAATACACAGGTCAAGAATGGATGGTATATGAGGACTTAGTGAAAGTCAGACGTAAAAGAAAAAGAGAAATGAAGTGATTTAATGCAACAACAAGCATATATAAATGCAACGATTGATATAAGAATACCTACCGAAGTTGAATATCAGCATTTTGATGATGTGGATAAAGAAAAAGAAACGCTGGCAAAGCGCTTAGATAACAATCCGGACGAATTACTAAAATATGACAGCATAACAATAAGACATGCATATATAGAGGTGGAATAAATGAGTATCGTAAAGATTAACGGTAAACCGTATAAATTTACCGAACATGAAAATGAATTGATAAAAAAGAATGGTTTAACTCCAGGAATGGTTGCAAAAAGAGTACGAGGTGGCTGGGCGTTGTTAGAAGCCTTAAACGCACCTTATGGCATGCGCTTAGCTGAGTCTAAAGAAATTGTGTTATCCAGAATTATGCAACGAGAGGCTAGAGAACGTGAAATAGCTAGACAACGACGTAAAGAGGCTGAATTACGTAAGAAGAAGCCACATTTGTTTAATGTGCCTCAAAAACATTCACGTGATCCGTACTGGTTTGATACTACTTATAACCAAATGTTTAAGAAATGGCAGGAAGCATAAATGCCTAAAACCGATAGCGCATGTAAAGAATACTTAAACCAATTTTTCGGATCTAAGAGATATCTGTATCAGGATAACGAACGAGTGGCACATATCCATGTAGTGAACGGCACTTATTACTTTCATGGGCATATCGTGCCAGGTTGGCAAGGCGTGAAAAAGACATTTGATACAGCAGAAGAGCTCGAAACATATATAAAGCAACATGGTTTGGAATACGAGGAGCAGAAGCAACTAACTTTATTTTAGAGGAGATGGAAATGATGAATAACCGCGAACAAATTGAACAATCAATTATCAGTGCTAGTGCCTATAACGGTAATGACACAGAGGGATTACTAAAAGAGGTTGAAGACGTGTATAAGAAAGCGCAAGCGTTTGATGAAATACTTGAGGGTTTACCTAATGCTATGCAAGATGCACTCAAAGAAGATATTGGTCTTGATGAAGCAGTAGGGATTATGACGGGGCAAGTGGTCTATAAATATGA